GTACCGATTCATAATATCACGCATATACTGCTCTGCCTTTATCTTAGGCAAGTTACCGACATCAACGTAGAAAATACGTCGCTCGGGTGCGCGAGATACACGATAGATGATTTGGGCATCTTCTATCATGCGTAAGTTATTTAGAGGTTTGATTGCCTTATGCAAATAGCCAATCACCATTCGGCGACCACCATCCATAAGACCTGAGGTACAATAAGCAACTGCGTCAGACGCAACTCTTAGTGTTTGTTGATTGCCTGCCCCTGCAGAGAAAAATCCAGTAGGATTATAAACAAAATAGTCCTGAGTACGTGGAATAACAACATCCAACTTCCTCATTCGTTCTTGTTCATCAGAGGTAGGAATTTTGGTTTCTCGAACCTTTTTCATCTTAAGAGCATCTATTAATCTCATTTCCGTAATTCCCTTGTCGGGAGATTCAGGATCAATGATTAAATGATAGTGGAGTCTTCCGTCAACATACCATCGCTTAAAGATATCATAACCGAGGTTACGAAAATCCATCATTCGAAGGACGTGCTTGAACTCATCTCTTATTTGATTTTTGGTTTTGTCGCCAACGTTAAGGTTAGCAAGATTGAGGGTAATAAGATCCGACCTGCCAGTATCAACAATTACTTCATTGATGATATCGTCGATAGCCGTCTCGCATTCTGGTTGGAGAGACATTCCACGATAACGACCAATCAAGTCGAACTCATTTTTGACAGTTCCTTCTAAATCAAGAAACGTGCCGTATGCACCAGCACCCGAAGCAATGGGAGCTATTCCCTCTTCGGGTTCTGGTACTGTAAAAGTCTGTGAGGATAAAACCTTATCACTGTCATCTCTTCCGATCGTGAAACCGAAAAGTTTGATTGCCATAATTTAATTTCTATTAAAGGTTAAATATTACGATACATCCTTTATGCCTTTGGAATTTGCACCCGCACCATCACCGCCAGATACATCGAAATAGGAATAAGCAAATGTAACTGAAAATTCTTCAATTGCTTCTGCTTGATCAAATCCAAGATCGATTGCACTACAAGTTGTCGGGAAAGCATAATAAAAATCGTATGCTCTTAAGTCTTCGCCTGCTTTAGATAACTGGATTACCTTGATAGTGGTAGATGATTGTCCACCTGAGCTATCAGCCAGGTTTACAATATTACCAAATGGTTTACCAAATGATTGTATTTGGTGCATCCAAGTTTCTATCTCATGGCGAATCCCGAAATCTTCATCATTGTAGAATGAAAGAGTCAGATTCTCGTAAGTTCTGATTCCAGGCATTTTTACTTGCCTTCCCAGAAAGTTTACAGGAATTTCGCCAATTGTGGATCCTGGTAATTGAGCATTCTTACACAAAAAGGAAACTTTTTGAAATCCTTCTTTCGTCACACCTTCAAGTTTTTCTGGTGCTGTAATTTCCACTTTGTATAAAGAAGGGCGAGCACCAGCAGCACCAAAATTATTGACGAATGCACTAATGTCGACATTTTTACCGAATTGTCCGTCTGCCATTGTCTGTCCTTATTATACGTTTCCGATTGCCTCGTCGAAACTTACGCCAGAGCGAACAGCAACAAAAGACAGTCGAATAAAATTAATTGATTTAGTTGGTTTCACAAAGATATCGGCAACAAACTTGTTGCTATCAATAACGTCGGCAGTGTTGTTTGTATCATCGCAAACAACTTGAAAGTCTGTAAGACCTTGTCCTGCTTGTATACCCTGCAGAAATCCCTCAGTCGATGACTGAAATTGACTTCGTGTGAAATCTGTATTAAACTGAAATAACACCCCTCGTGCTGCTTCTCCAATAACTTTCTCCATAAAGATAAACAGTCGGCGAACGTTAATGCGATCAAAAGCACTTGGTTTTGGAGACAATGTTTTGTCACCAAACAGCATTATTCCTTGTCCCGGAAACGAAACAACAGAGTTGTAACCAATTCTATATAGCTCGTCTCTTTGTGCCTGTACTGGGTTATATGCCAGTTTGATCGGAGAGTTCAAAATACCTCTTTGTAGACCAGCAGGCGAGAACCAAGTATCTGCATTTGTATCAGTTCTTGCACAAAGACCAGCAATGTCACCATTTAATGGTATCCATCTATAAGTATCATTGTATTTATCGTACTGATATCCCCATCCTGAATCTAAAATCGCATAAGTCGATGACTTAATAGAATTTCGGAAACCTTTGAGGTTTGATAGTTCTGATCCTGGAACCAAAACTACGTCAGAAAACTCAGGAGAAACAAGTGCCACAGCATCTTTTCTCTTCTCAGCAACATTAATCACGTAGTTAGCCAAAGCAGGTCCGTCTCCATCAGGAGCAGCACCTTGCATCAACAAACTTACCTCAACTGTATTAGGATCATTGAAAATGTCCCAACCAAGTTGTAAGTCTCCTACTGATACGTTGTTACCGTCAGATCCACCTTGCATTTCATAATACTTCGTACCCTTGAGCAGATCAAATACGTTATCTTCTGCTTTATCTCCCCAGTTAGTAACGCCAGTTTGATGTTTTATGAAACGAACATATGCTGATGAATTATTTAATCGGTTTTTGTAATAAATACTAGCACCTTCAGGTGACTTAGCATTCTTAGCAACACTCATGCTGTCATATGCTTCGAGGACATCATCCTCAACATTAGTCCAGCGACCACGATAGTCATACACAACTAAGTGCATTTCATCGTTTGCAGAGTTAGCAGTTGTAGCAAACTCACTTGTCCCAGGTGATCTATCAAAATTAAGAGCGAACCTCCAACGAGAATCCATTGAAGTTCCACCGACAATAGCAGCTGGTGAAATTGGGCCATTGAGCTCAACACTTGCGTCGTTTGTAACAGCGATTACTTCAGCTGAATTTGAACCGACTATAATAGTATCACCGACAAATATTTCGTTGGTAAAGTTAGAAGAATCACCTGTAACTGTGTTTGAATTAGCAGTCATTGAGATAGTACCTGTTACGGTCTTCTCGAAGTTGGTTCTTGCATTTCTTACCCCGATGACACCACTTTGATCAGCAGGTGCATACTTGAGGGTTGCGTTTGTTGCATCAGTTACTGCAGAGATTACGTAAGCAACACTGTTAAGTGTGACAACGTCACCTGCTTCGAGTTCTGTGTCGAAGGCAGTTCCGATACCTGTCATTGCTGTTCCAGTTATGGAACATGTACCAACCATATCATAGGCAGGTTTATCAGCTGGACAGATGGAAATACCTAAACTGTTCCCCAGATCTCCTGGGAATTTTCCAATCCAGAATCGGTTAGCGGTTGCATCAGCACCACCACCTTGATCAGGATCGAGAGAAACGTATGCGGTATCGTTTTTTACGAGTCTACCTACGCTATCAGTTGTAGCATTTAAGGCAGTATCGTCGTCTGTAACACGACAAACTCGTAGATTATTACTATACGACAGAAAATTCGCTGCAGTATAATAATGTACATAATTGTTATCGTTAGGTTTACTAAATGTATCTCGTAAATTGACTTCAGATGAGATTAAAACTCTCTCATCAACTGGTCCCCATGTAAACTGTCCTACGCATGCCCCGATAGAGGTGGAAACGACAGGAGTTCCAGTGGTTAGATCAATCTCTCGAACATTAACACCTGGTGAAATTGGAAATGACATCTTACTCCTATATTTTTGTAAACGTCAGCAGAAGTATTGCCCATTATTTAGGGTTTATGGAATCTAGAGCCATTCGGATCCTTTATTTTCAAGCCAATCATCATTTCCATCTCTGGCCACGTGTGTGGTTTCTGAAGGAATATCTATTAGGCCATCGTCAATAAAACCGAATGGGGTCAAATTATCCCATGTTTCTTCGTCAACGTCTTGTAATAAGTTTTCTCTTAGATTTACGTCAGTCAACTCAGCAAAATATCTCTGAGCAACCAACCAAGCAAATGATACGCAACACATTGCAAGGTCGTCATGTGTCCCAGGAGTTGCCTCCCAAGATTGACCTCTTTGTGCGAAACTATAAAATTCTGTTATAACGTGAACATCCTTTAGTAATATCTTTTCCTGTTCTATCAGATTCTTAATCGTCATACAACCTATGTTCTTT